ACCGACAGGTACTTCAACTACATAACGCATACGAAACATAGAAACAGTTTCAACAAGAACCAATTGTGTTTTTTTACTCATGTTATCATCCTAATTAATCCAACAGTGTCAATAGTAGTCAGCAATAGATAGTTAGCCAACATGCCAAAAGATTTCCTAGTCCAACTAGCCCAAGCATACATAGCACAGCCAAGAATCCAAGCAGGATAAAGAGCAAGAAGCGGAGGGTTGGGGACTGTGAGTGCCATAGTAATACTGCACCCGATGCTAATAGCCCAAGCAATAAGCTCAACAATAAAGCGAACTCGGTGAGATTTAAAGTCATCACGTATCCAATCTAATGTTCCTATCAATATTGAAATCATGGAAGCTCGGTGCAAGTTCTTTCGGTATAAATTCTACCATCAGAAGTTCGCATTTCTCGCCACTCTGTACACTCTACAATCGGGGGAGGTGGGGTAACAATAACCTCACGCGGGCGATTCATATGGTCAATGATAATCGCAGTCCCAACACCTCCGATAATAGCAGGTACTACCCAATCACCCCGGTTGTTATGATAGTGACGATGCGGGGCAGGTCGTACTGGTCGTACCGGATAGTGATAGTGGTGATGTTGTTGAATATGTTGAACATTTGGTCGATGGTTATGCTGTGCCTGCGCAGGCAACATAACTGCTAAAAATGCAAAACCAACAATAGCATAAATTTTATTCATTTGTAATTCCTTTGTGATGGTCGATTGCTTGTTGCAAAACAATCTCGACCATTTTATTTAGTGTGATATCACGCTTATGTGCTTCCATTGCCAACTTGAGAATTACATCATCATCTAGATCGACCGGAACAACAATTCGTTTGTCAAACGGTAGATTGTTGAACACCGCATGTGCCTTTTCTAAAAAGTCTTCACATACTTCCAACTCAGTGTAGTTGGTATTGTCCCAAGCATGAAAGGGTTCTACTTTCCTTTCTTTGCACTCGTTGATGAATTGTTCACGAAATTCTGGATTCAGAAATCGATATGGACCTGGCAAGTTGTCATCACCGTCAGGCTTAGCACTAACATCGGCTTGATACACTGCCTGAGTTACTGAATCAAAGATAACCGAACCATGTGCATACTCAGATTCAAAATCCAAGTATCGTGCATTGGGACCAAACGATTGCCATTGATACTCGCTACCGCCTGTAATTCGGTGACTGAAACATTCATTAAATTTACTTAGATGCATATTGGTTCCTATATTTTAGATGTTACATTGTACTTCAATATCCATTGAATGTCAATAGATTTGGCTATTCATTTTTCAATCCTCTCGGAACATTTTAATCATTGGACCATCAAGTGAATATTCACTCTTAGGAATACACTGTTCCACATCCTCGAGGATACGCTTGAGTTCGTCAATGTTAAGTTCAAGCATACCTACCATTGTAGCCTTGTGCGACCTATCTGACGATTCTACTGGATGAAACTCTTGCCATTTAGTAAGTAGTTGTTCCTTGCCGGCGATTGTTTTCTCAAGATTTGTTTTTACGGTTTGGATGTTCATTTTAGAACCCATCCTTGATGATGATTGCCAGGCCCATGATGATAACGGGCAACATAACGATAACAAGATTAGTAATTGCGGTCATGCCATTTCCTTAGAGATTTTCTTTGCACGGATTTTTTGAGACAGTGTGGGCGTTTCATACTTAGTATCCCAGCCCCAACCCTTAGCATTGTCCTCGGGTTCTTTTTCATACAGTTTGTAAGCCTTGCGAGCCATTGAGGCTGTCTTGAATTCAATCTCAGTGACTGAACCATCTTTGTATTCAATGTAGAAGAATGCACCTGACATGTTTGCTCCGTTGTTTGACTGTCTAAGACTCTATTATATGCCCGAACCGAATTAAAGTCAACCTTTGATGTAGTCGAACAAGTGCGCCTTATCGTAAGCATTTTTTACTACAGGAAGATTGTTACGCCAAATTGCAAACTTTGTTATTAATCGTTCTGTCTTATCAAGTAGTTTGGTTCCTATTACTGGAACAGGACTGATAATAAGGGCCAGAAGACACAAAAGTATTACAAAAGGAACCATTGGAATAGTAATCATCCAAAAGATAACATTTAGTTTAAGTTTAGGATTTATTCTCATTTGACTCCGAATGTGTTAAGTGCAGGTTGCAATGTGTTAATCAATTCAGTCTCGCGGCTATGAGCAGGACGCTTGCCGCGTACAACTTCAACAGTACCAAAAACAAAACGCTCGGCACCACGCTCACGCAATGCACGGCTCAGACCCCAATCTTTGTTTTCAGCGAGGGCACGTTGCATGTGCTTTTGCATACGACGGCGTAGTGTCTTGAAAACATTGCCGTTGAATTCCATAGCAGTCAGACCGATGTAGTACTCAAGTGTTACAGTATCTTGGATAAAGTAGATCACTTGGTTACGATCAGTTCTACGCTTGCGGACGATTTTCGAGTTCATAGATGAATTATACATCAAACCACATTTATTGTCAAATTTTGGGCATTTCGCTAGGACTGTGTCTGTATCTATTCCTAGATAAAGTATCGGTCCTAGCGTCCCTGACCAGTGAAAATGAGTACTTTAGTTAGCCAAATTGTGATACTAAAGTATTCACAAATTCGTCTGTAGAATCCCCCAAATCGTGGTCTTCACAAAACACACTAACATCACCAAACTTTGCAAGCTTCCTACCGGCGGTGTCGTTGTCACAAACGGCTACTACTTTTCTATTCAACATGAACAGGAAGTTTTTCAAGTCTGTACCAGTGTTATTACTGAGGACTGCAAGGGCACTGTAGCCCTTTTCAGTAAGCCTACATGCATCGAACACCCCCTCAGTCAAGAAAACAACATGGGGTGACAAATGTAAACTTTCTACTCCCCAAACACCCAGTGTAGGTTGCTTTCGGTATGTGAAATACTTACCCGATTTTGGATTGTTGTTTGGCTTCTTTTCGCCCTCTGGTCTGTATTGTTGGTAGCCAACAACTTGACCGCTCAAATTGTACAGGAAGAATGTAGCAACACGCTCAACTTCGTCAACCATTGGACGATGCAACTCTAAGTCGAGGTGTCTGTCTTTGAGGTGTTCTGTAACTGTTTTCATGCTCACAGTATAACATTTTGGGCATTTGTTGTCAACCTTTATAATTCAAAACCTGCTCTAATATGAAGTTTTCTTTTTCTGCTACATCTATCTCCCAAGGTAATTTACTCCATTCTTGTACTGTGGGAATCTTTGGTGCATAATATACTTTACTATTCCAAAGAAACGATCCGTCTCTTCTACCAGATAATTTACCAGTATAAGTTTGATTCAAATGAAGTAATTCATGTATCAATGGAACAATAACTTCTTTTACTGATAACCCTTCGTGCAATCTTATTCTATTTTTATAACGCTTATCCAATAAGGTTTCACCGTATATTGATTGTGATAATAATCGAAACTCTACTTCTATAGAATCTGGTATTTCTATAATACTAGAAACTATACGGAAAACATTTTCTACTACTAACTCTCGGTTTCTATCATACTTGTCGCTGGAATATATAAACTTAATCATAGTTATATTTAGCCACAAAAAAAGGGACCTAAGTCCCTTTTTGTAAACGCTCTATTTCGTCAGCGGCTTCTTCTAATAAGTTGGCAATTTTATCAGGGGCACCTTCTTGTACACTTTTTCTATCCTGAATCTGTCTGCGAATCTCAGCACGTTTCCTGAGACGGAATACTAGGCTTTGTTGTGCTACTGGTAAATGTGATTCGTCAATCATTCTTCAACTCCAAAAAAGTGTTCTCTAACAGAGACATAACTATCAACGCCACATTGAACATAACCATCCCAATGTGTGTCCTTCATCATTTCCTTATCTTCCATTACAGGCTTATATTCTTCTTCAATTTTCTTTAGGCATTCTGCCACAATCAACTCGGCGAACTTTTCGTAAACTTGTTGACTGAATCCTTTTATATCTTCTACTGCACAATTTTCAATATCAATTGGTTCATTGAAAGCCTCTTGTTGCGCCTGTATATGAAGTTCTCGAATTCGTTCGTTCATGGATGCGGCCCTCTTCCCATGTAATAATCTGCCATGCGTTCCTCTTGCAGTTCCTGCATTTCTGGAATCATTTTCTCAAGCACCTTGAGAACCTTTTTCAGTCTACCTGGCTTGTCGCCAAATGCAAAGATAATGGCTCTGCGAATATCTAATTCTTCATGACTTTTCATTTTTGATTCCTTACCATGTCATTCCACTCGTTCACACTCTTGCCTTGCATTTCCACGATTCTATGATATCCTGCCATCTTTACGAGTATGGGATACCAAAGATGATCCACATATCTTGGAATTACTCTCACTGAGGTCATTCTACTACCTTATATTGTGAAAAAGGATACGTTTCAACCAGCCACTCTAACAGTTCTTCACTGTAGGGTAGTCTGATTGAATCGTATTTGTTTGTGATATACATTATCTACCTACTGCAATCAATCGTACACGAAGGTTATTCAAACTTGACTGAATAGTCATAAGTTCCGCCAACGCTTTAGTGTAGTGTCCGTTAGGATGTTTATCATGTCCCAGTTTACGATCTACACTCAGAGCCATTTTAACACTGGCAATGGCTGTATCAACTGCTTCAATTCGTGCTTCAAGTTTTTCTAAGTCTGTCATATCATCCCCACTTTAACATAAAGAACACAGCGTCCTTTTCGTTTTTAAAACAGAACTCAAAGGGTCCAGTACTCCAGCGTGGATTGTTATACCCGTTGTTTCTGTGTCCAAAACACTTTGAGCACCATGCAGTCATCTCATCCTTTTCTTCCCACCAATCACCGCCTGAATAATACACAGTGTATTTCTGGGGAGCAAGTTCTTCACGCACTCGCATTTCGAGAGTCCGAGGTCGTTTAGTAAACCAGTTCATAGGAGTATGCGGATAGAAACTATTAACGTCTAAATCAATCATACACCTACGAATCTGCTAGCTTCGGCGTGCAATCCTGCATCACCCTTGGTCATTACGGCCAACAACAATCTCTTTTCTTCCAAGTAAGTCTTGGCAAAAGCAGGATCGTGTGCCATGATGCTACGGCTGTTGCTGATCAAATCTGCCAACTTGATGGTCTGTGCTTCGGCGGGCGCTCTTGCAGTATGCTCACGGTCTATTGCCTTGCGAACAGCACGATTGCCATCATGTGGTTGACTAACATCAGTTAACCATCCAACTAAGGTAGCGATATCGATGCCAAAAGCCATATGCACATCAGTGAATGTACAACCAGTGTCTTCCACAACATCATGCAACCAAGCAGCCGCAACCATGTCAGGAGTACTACCAGGAACACCTGCTACGATACGGGCAACCTCTGCAGGGTGAACGATGTAGGGCTCACCGGTATACTTGCGCTTCTGCCCAACAGCCGCATGAGCAGCCATGGCATAGACTTGTGCCTTACGCACCACGTCCATACCACTTTGATCCATCGTAAAGTTTTCCATACCGTTCTCCTTTAATCTAAGAACCACACAACACCGTCCACAACCTCTATTTCGCCGGAGAAGTCACCTTCGTACTCTCCGCCGTTCTGAGAAACCATTATTTCCATTTCCCCGTCTAACTGGGACAGCAATTCTATTAATTCACGTACCAACATGTCTATCTCCTTTAATCAATCTAAGCATATATTATATGCCCAAAATGATTTATTGTCAATCTTTAGGCTGATACTGTTTCACAGAACCAACCTTCACGTTCAATCTTACGCTTTGCGGACATCATAGTCTTGCGATGTGCAATGAACTCAGGTGTCAGTTTAGCGTGGATGCCACCCATTTCCATCATTACAAGCAATGCGGCATCACGTTTTGCATACGTCTTAATTGCGTTCAAGGGAATCATGAATTGACGACCAGAACCATCAGCGTTTTTGAAAACTGGGCTAGTGTACAGAATTTTGAATTTCATTGCGATCTCCTTTAATCAATCTATGCATGTATTATATGCCCAAAACCAATTAAAGTCAACCTTTAAAAAGTAGTACTTTATACTACTCTAATTTCAGTGAACCCTTCATCCAGTGTGGGTTCTTCCCAACTTGCAATCATGCTGGCAATAACATGATCTGGAATTTCTTTGCCGGGACGATTCATCAATCTACGCATAAGTTCTTTATGCTCAGGTGTTCGAAACACTACAGCAATATGTTCATAGTCTGGCAACATGTTAAACTTTTTCAATCGGCTTTTTACAGTTGTTGAAGTTTGATCCCAGATAATATCTCGACCCATTTCACGTGCCGCAATAACTTCTTTCGCCATTAAGTCTACAGCAGTGGGCATAAAATCTACAAACACTTGAGAATAGGTACGACCTACTTCCTTAGCATATATTTCAACCCATTTGTCTGTGCTAACTTTTGCACAGCTTAGGGCCCAGTCTTGTGTGTCAATCCAAGTACTCTTACCTGAACCAGGAACCCCAACTAATTGATAACACTTAGCCATTTTTTCTCCTTAGTGATGACTACGAATCTCACCCTTCAATGCATCCTTGACCATATCGGCAAAGTTGCTAACCACACGACCAGTTGCATCAAATGCAACATCACGGGCACGATACTTTTCCATACCTGTCTTGTTGCCATGCACGTGACCATAGAAGTGAACTGCACCGCGGTGCATTTGGTCCCACTCCCAGATAGGGTAGTGCATCATAATCACAGTAGTACCTTCATGTACATAACGCAAGTAATTATGAATCTCCTTAAACTCCCTGCAGAAGCTAGGGTCGTTCAACAACTTGCGGTCGTGATTTCCTTCAACCAAAATCTTAGTACCATTCAAACGGCGCAAGACAGCTACTGCATCCTTAGCAGGCAAGAATGCAAAGTCACCGAGAATAAAAACTTCATCCTCAGGCTTCACATCCCTGTTCCACTCTTGTATCATCACTTCATTCATGTGCTTTACATCAGTGAAGCCTGCCCGTGTTACTGGGCAGAACTTCATAATGTTTGCGTGACCGAAGTGCAGGTCACTTGTAATCCATTTTGTCATTTTCTTTTTCCAATCTTGCTTACAACATCAGCCTTGCTTTGTTGCAGTTGACCCAAGAACCTACGGTAGACACGTAATGCGGCAATGCTCATTGGGTCATCTTTACCTTCAAGTTCCTGAATACGGTCTTGTAATTCTTTCTCTTTAGCACGATGACGTTCAACATCGGCTTTGAGACCTTTGGCGTCTTGCCAAAAATATTTCAACATATCGTGCTCCTTTCAATTAAACTCGTTCTTTCTTCACTCGACCGATTCGGCTAGCCTTGTTCCAGTCGTACACAACACCGTCGGGTGTCTTACCGTCACGAACAGAGTCAACTCCGAATCGACCGCACACTTCAAATCCGTCACCCTTGATAGTAACGAATTCGTTCAATGACTTAGCATGATCCATTGCGGATGCTAAGTCTAAAAATTCTAATTCATTTATTTTATACATCATTTTATTATTATACTACAGTATCCATTTGTTGTCAACATATGGAAATAGGGGCCGAAGCCCCTATTTCATCGTCACACTGAATTAGCAGGAGTACCTGTAATTCATAATTGTCTTAAGCATGACTCCTTCTGGAGTGAACTCAGAAGGATCCGCACCTAGCAAACTTGCCATGATGCTTGGGCTAAAGCCAGAGACTAGAGCCGCACCAGACTTGTCTGACTTGACGGGGGCATTGCCCTTTGCGTTCAAGTTCCAGAACACTACGCTAGGCGCAGTGTAGCCAGCTGCTTCGTACTTGCGTTGGATCATTTCCATTGCAGAATCATCGTGGGTTACACATTGATTAAACTGCATGTCAGAAAGGATCAACAACATCTTAGGCATGTCACTTTCAGGAACAGAGTTCTTGACTGCAACACTTAGGATCTTGTCCATAGCCTTGTGCAAGTTAGTGTCCATTGCCCACTTAGACTGAACCATTTGGTCAATCTTTTGAACAATGTTACCCTTAAGGGTAAGCAATTCAGGTGTACCACTGAAGGTCAAGAATGTGTCCTTAAACGCACCCTTGTTCTTATCCGCAAGGTATAGACCAAGCGAAACAGAAACGTCCAAACATGTTACAGAACCAGTTTGACCTGCTGGGCAAGTCATAGAACCAGATACGTCTACCAATGGTAGAATGTTTGCATCGTTCATGTAGTTAGGCAATGCATCCCACTGTGCAGTGACATGGTCCAATTCAGTCTTACCCAAAGTCTTACGACCGTAAGTTGAAATTAGACCCTTCAAGACTTCGTGAGGGAACACTGCCGAAGCATTGACCTTCACAGTCTTGTCACCACTAACCAACTTAGCCACATATTCAGCGAATGTAGTAGAATGACGGTTGAACGCCTTCTTGTAGATTCGTGCAGCCTGTGAAGGCACATGACTGAAGTTGATGTTATCCCAATCATTCGCACACATTTGTGTTTCAACAACCTTAGTCATTGCCACAAGTTGCTTACGATATTGCTTAGGAGTCATTCCGAAGAATTCACGGATTTCACGTGCGACTTCACCCTTACGAGGAGTCCACTTTGCGGCTAGACCGTTCTTTTCACGAAGGGCATTGCCCAACATGGTGTAAGCCTTAGTCTTCATGTCTTGAGTCTTAAAGACAAACAAGTCATCGTAACGACCAACTTCTGGCACCTTTGTCATAAGACGAGATGCTGATTCAGGATCGGTCTTTTCCAAGTGAGTCAAAATGTCACGGAACAGTTGACGTTCACCTGCACCACCACGGACATCACGTGCCCACAATGCCACACGCAATGCTAGGTCTTTGTTTTCGACCATAGCGGCAGTGAATTGAGGGATGATGTTCTTACCACGGCTTGCACCGATGTTGTAGAACAGATCAACCACTGAGTTAGCGGTTGACTTACGAGCCTTCATACCGTTTTCAGTACGGGCTTCTTGATTTGCGACTGCGTTTACAAATGCGTTCATTTTCTTTTCCTTTGTCAGAATGTGTTTATTTTTCAGATATAAGTTGAAATTTTTAAAGTTTGCTGTTAACATTCTATGTTTAAACAGGATGAGCGTAACTGGTGTTTTTATTTTCTGGTCAGCCTTTCCCCTGTATATCGGTTCAGTTACCTTGACCCTATCAACGATTCACGTTGACTATCTAAACTTGTGTCTGCGTTAGAAACATAGTATGTCTTTCCATGCT